GCAGGCTCGGAAAAACGCCGCCGCAATCTGCTGACGGCCAGCGGCAAGGCGCGAGCGATTACGATGATGGATTGATTGGCTGGCGGCGCATTCCGTTACGCGGGCAGGATACTATTCTGCAATGGTACTTCGATGGTGTCGGCACGATCACCGGCGTGCGTCAGTTGCCGTGGACCGGCATCATGCGCGACATGGCAATAGAGAAGATGCTGCTGTTTCGGCCGACTTCGCATAAGAACAATCCAGAAGGCCGCTCGATCCTACGTACTGCCTACGTTCCCTATTACTTTATCAAACGATTGCAGGAGCTAGAGGCTATCTTGGGCGAACGCATGGGCGGCTTTCCTGTCGTCAAGGTGCCGATGGCGATGATTGAAGCCGCCAACGCAGGCAATTCAAAAGCGATGGCGAGCATGGAATCGTTTCGCTCTCTCGCGCGTAACATGCGAGTGGACGAACAGATGGGTGCCGTGATGCCAAGCGATCCGTGGCAGGGCGCAAACGGCCCGACCAGTCTTCCGCAATTTTCACTTGAGCTACAGACGCCACAAGGCGGTCGCGGCACGGCGTTGAATTTCGAGGTCGCAATCGGTCGCTACAATATCGGCATGATGACATCTGTGCTTGCGGACTTCCTAAGCCTTGGGCACGAAGCGCGCGGCACGCAATCGCTGGCGGTCACTAAGGTCGATATGTTTTTTCAGGCAGTGGAGGGCTACCTGAATAATTTTGCCGAGGTCTATAACAAGTACGCCGTCGAGCGGTTGTGGCAGTTAAACGGCTTCGATCCGAAAACAAAGCCGAAGCTTGTCCCTGATCTAGCGCAGCGGGTAGACCTAGATGTGCTTTCGAATTATGTGCTGCGCATGTCGCAAGCCGGTATGCCGATGTTCCCGAACGAGGATCTGCAAACCTTCCTGCTAGACGCTGGCGGATTGCCCGATGTTAGCGATCCTCGCGCATTGCAGGCCGCTGGCTTGCTCGATGAGCAGTTGGATAATCAAGATGAGGCAGATCAGGCGCAGACGGAAAACATCAAGAATCCGCCACAGCCCGCGAAACCCGGAAGCCCGTCCGACCGATTAAATAAGATGCTACTCGCGAGCTTGGCGAAGCGTATCATCAGGCAGCAAGGCCCGCGATTCGGGATTAGCGCGAACAGGCACAATGGGAGCAAGCATCATGTGTGACTACAGTCTACAGAACGTTGCTTTTCGCTCAGCCAAGGTTGGCGACAAGCTTGTGGTGAAGAACTTCGGCACTGGAACAAAGGGCTTCGCGGGTGCGGGGCCAGATGATCCTGTCAACGTTGCCGTGTGCCTACTCCCCGGCACCGAGATTGCGTTTGATGCCGAGGTCACTACGGCACTGCCGTGGTACTACAAGGCGCTCGCAGGCATTATGACTACGTTTGCGAAGAACGAACATAAGGTCGCGATCTTCCGCCAGATCAATCTAGACGAGCCAATGCGGCACCACGATGCAATCGAAATGCCGGATGGTCATGTCGTTCTCTTGACTGGACTCGATGAAGGTCAGACGGCGACTGTGCTGCAAATGCCAGCCAAGCCCAAGAACGCAAAAGAGGCTTCGGAGCAGAAGCGGCTCGAAGTAGTCGCCTGAGGTGTCACAACTGGCCCCGACTAGCAGACCAACGTTATGCAAGGTCGGGGCCGATCTTCGCTGGCTTTTGGAAAAGAGCGGCATCGATGCAGAGAAAACGTTGGTTACTATCGGTGTGCCGACGAAGGCGGACAAGGACCGCCTTAGTATTGTTTTTGCCAATGAATTCGATGCGGCCACGATGAAGCGCGTCAACGGCTCAGAATATATTATCGAAGTGCTCGGATTGAATATCATCGTAGTCAGCACCCCGGAAATCGCCAAGCGAATACCAATCAAGCCAGCAGAGTCAGCATAAAATGCCTTGGAAGTGGTGGGGCGATCAGCTAAACGAGATTGTTGCCAATCAGCGTGTCATGATTGGCATGCTACAGAGACTTTCATCACAGGAGAGAAGCATGGCTGTTACCCTAGACGCACTTACGGCAGAGGTCACAAACAACACGAACGTAACGAACTCGGTTATCGCTCTGCTCGGCAATCTGACTGCGCTCATCAAGGCGATTCCGCCTTCGAGCGATCCGGTTACGCAGGCGGCGCTCGACGCGCTCACTGCCTCGCTTACGACTAATGACGCGGCAGTGGCCGCTGCGGTTACGGCGAATACGCCCGCTGCATGAAGTGGTTGTCGGTATTTATTGCTGCGATGTTGTTGTGCGCCCCGGTTCGGGCGCACGATAACTACCCGGCATGGTGCTGTAACGGCGACGGTGAGACGGGGGATTGCAAGAACGTCGCCTGCGACAGCATTACCGAGACTGATACGGGTTATGAGTGGGCCGGGATTCACTTTACACCAAAGCAGACGTTCCCATCGTTCGATAAGCAATGTCATGCCTGTGCGCAGAAGGGCGGCGCACCGATGTGTCTGTTTATCCTGCCATCTTCTTAGGGATCGAAAATGCGTCCTTGGTGGCTCTACGTAGCAATCATTTTTGCCTTGTGGTGGTTACTCCTTCTGCTCGGCTGCGGCGGCGGAAGTAGCAGCCCGCCAAACGTAGGGCAGTGGGTTAGCGACAGCGGCGTAAAAGTCGCTAATGGGAGCTTCGCGTTTCCAGGCCCCGGTAGTTACGCTGGCTATTTTTATACACAGCTTCCGAGTGTCCCCAAGATCGGTCAAACTCTCACGCTGAACTTTTCTGTTACGGCGAACAATCCGGTATGGGCGCAACTGCAAGCATCGGGCGGCAACAGTCAAACCGACATCAACCCGCCGACGATGCATCTATTCTTGTGGCGCAGCGGCGACACTCTGACGTGCGCGAACGAATATAATTGGTATCGGCAATTTGCTGCGCGAACGCCGCTCGTTGTCGGCAACAATCAGATAATAACCGTCAAGCTCGATCCGACGCTTTGGACTGGTTGCTACGGCGTAGGAAGCGCGGCTGCGTTCCAGGGCTTGCTGTCCAACCTGTTCGGTGCTGGCTTTACCTTCGGCGGGCAGTATTTCGCCGGTCACGGTATCTTTCTCTCAAGCGGCAGCGCTACGTTCAAGGTCAATAGCTTTACGGTGCAGTAAATGCTGACCGAGAAGCAATTAAAGGCTCGCCAAGCGTTGATCGATGCTATGGCTGCTGTCAGTATTCAAAACCCGCAGCAGATGGCAGATTTGGTTTTGGATGGTCTTGAGGATCGCGGGTACAAGATTATAAAAACGCAATGGGCGAAGAACTAAGCGCTGCTGGTTTTCCGCGAATATGGCGTAGCCCGCTCAATCCGTTCATCATCCAATACGTTATAGTTGATTGGCTATATCGCGAGGTCGAGCCGCAGGCAGAACAAAGGCTCCCGCAGCTTCAGACGCTACATGGATTCCGCAATAAAGAGGTCTACGATTGGATCAAGGTGACTGGTTACGAGCGCGAAAGTCGGCTATGTCTTGAGGTGTACGGAACGGCTGAGCTTCCTCAAAACGTCGCATGGAGATGAGATGGTAAAGCGCATCCGCCCCGCTCGACATTATCAGCGCGACGACGATCCAATCTTGCGGCTATCGCGTTCGGCCATGAAGGGCGTTGCGCGCGATCTACAGCACGCTTTCAACAATCTCAGCGATATGGTGCCGGTCGGCAAGGTAATCGATGCGCTCAAGCACGGCATCAATCCTGCCATGCTTATCAACTGGCATCACTACCGCGAGGTCTTGCGCGGGCCGTTCGATAGGCTCGGCAAGCTACGCGCTGCTGGTGGCGCGCTCGGCGCTCGCAAGATCAACGGGTTGTTTGCCGCCAAGCGGCGCAAGGTGCGGTTTAAGAAACGATTTCAAAGTAGCGTTGAATGGGGTGGGCTGGCGACGAAGAAGCAAGCAAACTATCGCACCCAGGAGCAGCAATGGAAGCCCGGACGTTTGGGGCGGCGCGCCGACTATCCGCGATGTGATACTTGCTCGATGTACGCCGAAACATTTGATGGCAGCGAAGGTCGCGGCGGTAACTGCACGGCGGTCGCTGGCAGAATAATGGCTGATGATGTTTGCGACTTCTTCGAGGACAGGGAGCCGACTGTTGCGAAGCTGCTCAAAATAACGAAGGCAACCGGCGATCAGTTCAACTTCGATGCGTTCGCGCCTGACATTGCGAAGGAGATACGCGATGAGCAGGATCGGCTGATCGCACAATTAGAGACTGACGCGCGCGATGCAATCGACACGATTATATCGGACGGCGTTAGCGAAGGCTTGGATATGGAGGAGGTCGCCGCCAGTGTGCGCGATATGATCGGCCTAACCGATACGCAGGCGCAGGCGGTATTGAATTATCAGAGCATGCTACAAGACCTCGACCCGAAAGCTCTACAGCGGCAGCTAAGGAACACCGAGTATGACGCCGTTTACCAAGACGCAATCGACGCGGGTAACGACCTGTCGGATGCTGCTGTCGAAAGCATGGTGTCAGATTACATTGAAAATTATTTGGACTATCGTGCTGCTACGATTGCTCAGACTGAGAGTACGCGTGCAGCAAATTTAGGATTGCATGACGCCTACAGCCAAGCGGTTGATCGTGGCGCAATTCCCGAAGACGCGCTGACGCGGCAATGGCAATTAGGCGATAGCCCCTGCCCGATCTGCGAGTCGATACCAGACAACAACCCGGATGGCGTCGGGATAGACGAACCGTTTGATAGTGACGACGGCCCGATTGACGACCCGCCTGTGCATCCTAATTGCGAGTGCAGCGTTGATTATGTTACAGACTTAACTATGGTTCCAGACGACAGTGAGAGTGAAAGTGAGTATGAGTATCAAACACAAACCTAAGAGGAGGTTGTAATGAAAGTAGAAGACAAGATTAGAACCCTTGCGATGATGTGGGGTGTTACGAGTCTTACCGATGAACAACGAGAACTTGGTGTAGCTCTTTTGACAGACGACATCTCGTCGCAAGAGATGATGGCGGAAGAAAGCGTCCGTCCCAAAAGCAGAAAGGGACGCATGGAGCCACGCATTGGGCTGGATGGCAACATTGATAGGTTCTTCGTTAACAATCCCGTTGGTGTTGATCCGGTTGAATGTCAACAGTCGGCAGTTGCTGCCGGGTATATAGATTCGACCGTTTCGGTGCCCGAAATACAAAGATTGTTTACTAAAAAGCCACACAAGTACACGAAACTGCCCGGGACGAATAAATATATTTTGAAACGGCTTTTGATTGCTAAGGGCAATGGCAATCACCCGGAAGGGCATCCCGATACCATCTAATTTGGTAGGGGAGTCTCCAAGTCGGGCAGCGAGAGGTTCGGCTTTCAGAAAGATCGCCTGCGGCCCCTACGGGCTATGCGTAGCCTCATAAAACCGTTCAAGGTGATCGGCTCTCGCAAAAATAGAGGAGGACTTTATGAAACAAGCCATCATCTTGGGTGGCGGCGCAAAGGCGCGCTGCTTTGATTTCCAGTTGGCGGAGGATGATGACGTTGAGATTTGGGGCATCAATTTTTCGGTGAAGG